TCATTCCTTGTAATCTTTGCGGCTCTCATTACAGCTTAAAACGTAAAAAGATGAAAAAACTGATTCAAGAGTTGGAAAAAGATATTCCTCATATCGGCGCTTCCATCATGACATCTTTAAGCAATATAAATCCTAGCCAGCTTTTGGATCAAAAATTATGGGATTTCAAAAAAATCACTATTGAAAAGCCTTCTGAACAGCCGGACGCCGTCCCATAAGCTCGGCCCACTGGAGAAGATAAGGAGTGGCTTCATACCACTCCGCTCTAGATTTCAAAGTTTCCGCAATCCAAGGATATGTAGCGATATCCGCAATCGAATAGAAATCTCCGGCCAAGTAGGGTTTCTCAGCAAGACGCGCATCCATCATCCCTAGAAGTCTTTTTGATTCTTCCTCAAAATGCTTCAGCATCAAGGGTATAGCATTCTCTTTAGCATACTCATAATTAGCAAAAGTAGGTCCCACCACCGAAGCCTGAAACATAAGCCAAGACATCACCTGGGCTTTTTCAAATTCATTGGCCCCCAGAAAGTGATGAGATTTTTCTGCTAAATAATTAAGAATGGCCTCTGATTCAAAGATTGGAATCTGTCCACTGTACTCGCCCTCCAGGTCAATGATCGCCGAGACCCCTCCATAGGGACTGATTTTCAAATAATCAGCTTCTGGAGATCGGAGCTGGTATTTCATCCCCAGCTCCTCAAGAAGAATATGAACCTTAGAGCCATCTGGCGTTTCCATTTTATAAAAATCAATCATGTGGCCTTCTCACAAAGAAATCTTATGTTACAACACGAACTAAGTTATTTAAAACTTTTGGGCGCTTCGCTTCGGCGCTCATATTTTTTCAAATTAAAAAAGTTATCGCGACAATTCTTGGTAGGAAAAGTGCGCACGTCAGCTTGGGAAATCATGGTGAAAAATACGGTTAAAACAAAACTTTGCAACATTACCAACAATAGCATTCTCATGAACGACCCCCGATACGCCATTAGACATAAAATTTATGACTTTGATCGGAAGCTCATTTGAAGCTTTAGTAATTACGATAAAAATATTGTGAGTCTATGAATCGCTTTGACTCATTCATAGTCAACTTACTAAACGAACTTATTTTATTTTCATTAAAAAACGATTTTTTCTCTCTACACTGAAATTTCTGTAGCCCTCAGTAAAGAGAACCGAAGAAAATTGGTGGTCTGTACAAGACTCTTTTGAAATTTGATTTAGACGTGTAATTACGCGCATTTGCAAGAATCCGGCTATTAAATCCGGTACAAATCCGAAACAAGACAGAGCTTTTTGACTCATTCTGCCCCCAATCGGGCAGCACTTTGCTCTACGGCTATTATCAAGTCTGAAGCCTTCAGTTTGCAATAAACTTTTTGATATGTCGCAAGGCTCATCCCTAAAATTGTGCAGGCAATAATTGGATTCACATTAGCACTTGCGAAGTTTCTGGCAGCGGTATGACGAAGGTCGTGGAACCTCATGCGGCCTTTTATTTTAGCGGCGGCCTTGGCAGCATCCCAACCGTCATCAATAACCTTCGGGTAAACGTGGCGCTCCGGATCAGAATGCATGGGAAATAGAAACTTTGATTTGCTTGATGCAATTTGAGCGGCAATTTTCTCGGTCAGATCCTTGGGAAGCGGAACCTCCCGGGCCATGCCGGTCTTTGTGTCATCGGTATCAAATACGATCACGTAATGCTTGCCCGACGAAATCACCCGCTCTTTTTCGAGTGATCCAATCTCCATTTTTCGATTGCCACAAATATGAGCAATTCGAATCATCAAGTAAGTGACGTCATCGGCCTTTTCAAGTACGGCCGTAATCTCTTTGTCGGTAATGTAGCGGCCTTTGTCTTTGTCGTGATGGGCTTGCTCATCTTTTGGGATAATAAGTTTCGGACGCTTCCCCGGGCTTAAATGGTCTCGATCGACCATGACTTGAAAGATATTGCCCAGATATTTAAACGTATTTGAGAATTGAACCCCGGGCTTATTTCGTCGATGCCAGGTCATGAATTTTGTAACTTGATCTTGATCGACTTCCTCAGGAGTCAAATATTGCCAATAAGGTTCAATGTTATTTCGCCAAACAGTATCCATGCGCCGAAGCGTTGACTCTTTTATCGACATGGCTTTTTTTTCAGCGAGCATTATTTCATAGAAATCTTTAATGAGCGCAGAGCCTACTTTTTTAGGTTTCTCATGCATCATTTCTTGGATTGCGGTCAAAACCTGAGACCGCGCTTTTGTGAATTCTTTGCCGAGAGGTTTCTTTTTAATGGCCAAGTGAATTCGTTTCACGGCATAGAATTCCCCGGTCTTTTCGTCGATAAAAAGATAAGGATATTCATTCCCTTTTTTGTCTTTGAACTTTTTGAGCTTTGAATTTGCCATAACCTACGATGCTTTAATTATATGCCGGGCCTTGAATTCCTCCCATGATTTACTGTCAATCATGTAGTATCGGCCAAAGCGAGCGCATTGAACACGTCCGGCTTTGCAATAATCTTGGATAGTCCTGGCAGTACGCCCGATTTCTTCACCCGCTGCTTTCGTTGTGATCCATTTAGTTTTTTTCATTCTTCCCTTTCATCTCTCTCAAGCTATTTCTAATTATCAAATCCTCAACCACAACTTCAAACACCCGAATTCTCGGATGATAGTAACAAACCGCCGCCGCAAGACCGATTATGAAACAGAATATATTTGCTATGATGTCCATTCATACCCCCTTTACGTGCTTAGTCTTTTTCTTTGTTTAGTGCTTCAATGAGTTCGTCCGCAAGCTCCACTGCTAAATGCGCCGATATCTTTCTGTGACCTATATTGTCAGGTGTTGTCATCATGCCAGTCATAATTTGAGCTGCGAAATATTCACGCTTACTTAATCCCTTAGAAGAAATGACATACTTCATGTGAGGATTCGCTTCGTAAGTAAATTCCAAAGTACAAGGAAAGGCGGCATCTGCAAAGTCATCACCACACTGCTTAAACTCTTTCTGCTGTTCTTCGATTGTTTTCACACTTCACTCCTCTGTAATTACAATCCCATAAAGCTCACACCCAAAAACCCGCTTGAACTAAGTCTCATCATCTTGATCGACTCACGAACCCATTCCGCAATTCAGCGGGCTTCCTGGTGCTTTAATCTCAAGGAATCACTCAAATTCCCAAGCTAATTATGGGTTCCATACGCGGACCACCTGCGTATCAGTGGCTTGAGTGACTCCTTCAAATTCCCCCGAATTGGCATCGGGAGCACCGCCTATTCTTTCTCGCTAAAAGCAATATCAATCTCAACTTCACGCTTCAGCCAATCCGCTCTCGCTTTCGTAAAGCCCACAATGCCAGCCGCTAGCGAGGAAGTCTGATCATACGACTTATCTTTGTATGCCGCCTCTAACTCCGCATAGCGTGCCTCAAAATCAGTGTGGAATTTTAATACTTCGGTTTGTAGTTTAGTCATGCTCAATTCCTCCGCATCTTATAAAATTCAGGTTTCTCTTTCCCCATAATCTCATCATATTTCCGATCCACTTCCGCGCAGTCATCACACAAACGTGGCTCACTCTTTGGCCTTGGCTCTATGGGCTTAAAGCAATCTTTGCAGATCGTGGGAGCGTCGAGTTTGCGGAAGATGGTGAATAGGGTCATGCTATTTTAGGCGTCATTTCGGCAATGCGCTTCCACTGATCACCATATTCAATGCCAATTAGTTTCAACATCGAATCCATGTCATGAAGAAATGCAGGAATCAATTCATCAAACTTCTTTTGATATTCGTCATCACGCTCAACTTTTAAAACCTTAATCGGTTGAACAATCATGCGTGGATCGTATTGAACGAAATCAGCGGTCTCAGCACCCGTCACTCGCATTTGAAACTGATATTGCCATTGGTATTCGGCTTTGATTTTGTCAGCCACAATAAATTTGATATAATTTGTAGGATTGTAAGGGCACTTGATTTCCACTAGCTTTTTCTGCCCGCTTACGAATCCGTCAATAGATGCGCCTTCCCGAAAAGTATCGTCTTTGAAAATGAAATTTACTTGCTCAATCACAGTGTCATTTGCAAACTCATAACTTGAGCGGGCAGCATCTTCATTCAGCTTGCCCCAGTCCATATACTTTGAATTGATTTCCTCGACCATGCCAGTGGCTACTTCAGCCACCAATTGACACATATAAGTATTGCGGGTTTCAGATCCTATTTTTGCCACCGCAGCACTCACTTCACTCGCAGTGATAACACCCAGGCGAGTTTGAAGCCACGCCATAGAGCCCTGTTCAGCACGCATAATGTCAGTGCCAAATTTATCCTGGAAAGTTTTAATTTGTGATTCAACGTCTTTAAGCGACTTCATTTTTATTCTCCGGTTTTTTATTTGCCTTTGATGAAATTTGATAAAGTTCAATTAATGCTTGTTCAATTTCAGCCATTGAAAGATCTTCCAAGGTCTTTAAATCGCGTTTATGCACGCGCTCAAGATGTCCAAGATACTTCTCCTCTGAGCGATCAATCGCAGTCAAAAGCTGCCTGATTTCTTCAAGTTTCTTTGGTGATTCATCTGGCTTTTCTGGTTCTTTGCTTTGCGGAGTGACGTCAATCATTTCAACTTCATCTTGAACCTGCATGGCCTTTTCAAACCGCCCGGCATTTGATTTAGGCCACATTTTCGAGGCCCTGCGAATAACGGTTTTTTTGATCATTTCCCCTTCGTGCGAAACCCAAGGGCAAGACTTCGTTTTTTTATCTAGAAAAGCTTTGTAGGCCTGCGTATTGTTGCGAATCGCGTAGATCTCAGCAATAGTCATTGTCTCAACCAAAAAATCACCATCAACTGTCTTAGCAATAGTATATGCACCTCTAACTCCTCCACGATCTTGACTAAAGGGGTCACGCTCGTGAATTGGTTCTTGTCCGCGCCCGCGTAGCACAAACCTGTCGTTTTCATAAACGATTTCAGCCTGCACAAACTTCACAGCACCCGATTCATAGGACAGGTGAGCCAGACCTCGATAATCAAAATCCAGACAAACTTTGCCGTCTCGAGGGACTAAGTAAGCGTGCTTCAAAGCTGGGTTTAAAGAGAGACCGATGCTTGCCACATTGTGAATAGCATCAATCAAAGAGTTAGGATTATTTGCCGCCGTGGATGCTAGAAAATTATTTGCCTGCAAAGCCTGAAGTGCAAAGCTTGCTTCCTGTTCAAAATTTACGGCCTTATGGGATTTTGCAAGCTCAAGAAATTTCTTGGCCTGCGCATGAATGAGTGACTTTGTTTTTTCGAAAAGAGTGATGTTGCTCATCTTGCCACCTATGTCCCGTATCTAACGGATGAAATAAAATCCTGATCTTTAACTATTAAATAAACTTCAGTCTGCAATTCCGCGAATTTAGAAACATGACGGCGCTCGAAAACCTCGAGGTCAACTTTCACCATTTCATCGACTTCGCCGGAATACACAAAAATCTCGCCAATTTTTCCAGTGATGTCATAGTTGCATTGGATCGTTGGATTGCCGTCCTTGTCGAATTTCTCGAATGTGTAGCGGTAGTAGTTTTTATGCATAAACACCTCTGATGTGGTCAAAACGCGCGTTTAAAAGCTTGTGATAGCGAGAATAGTAGTGCTTTCTGCGCTCATGAGAGATTTTCAAGGTCTGAGCTAAGTTCAAATAGTCGTAAGCCAGATTAGCAATTCGACTTGCCCGCTCGTCAAATTTTCCGCATCCAACCATTGGGTAACTCATTCTCTCACTCCTCCAGGCAAACCAATGCCTATGCAAAATTTTCAAGTTTCGCTAAATCAATTCAAAATTTCCGTAATCCATTGTAAGCGTCGTGGTTCCTACAGAAGGTCCGCGCCAACGGGCCCTCTAAGGGATCAGGAGACTTTAGTTACGTCCTCTGGTTTTAGTTTTAGAATTCGGAAGAGCTTCTCTTGAGCTTCTTCTGCCAACCCTATTTTTCCACAAAGGAAGCGACTTAAAGTCGTTGGGTGCACACCTATTTGCTTTGCCAGCCATCGGTGCTTTATGCCCCTTTTATCAATTTCGTCTCTAATTCTACTCAAATTCATCGCTACCTCTGCTAATGAGTATTAGCCATAATTCGAAATACTGTCAACAAATATTAGCCATAACACCAAATACTCGTTTGACGCGTAGTAATGTTAGGATAAGTAAGCGTGGATATTGATAAAATTGTGATTAGTAAAATTTTCAAGCTGATGGATGAGAAAAATATTTCTCAACGTCAATTAGCCAAAGATGCTAAGATTAACTATCAGAATCTAAATCGGCTAATAAAGGGACATAGATCTATAGTTAAATCCGACATATTACCAGATTTAGCTAAAGCTCTAGGCGTGACGACAGAATTCTTGAAGTCAGTGAATATGTCAGACAAAACGGACCTGTTTGCTACAGAAAAACCGCAAGAATCAAAAACCGAGCTACTCGGTCAGATTATGGTCAACCTCAACGCCCTTAATGAGGATCAACTTAGGTCTGTCCTTGGTTTCACTGAAACGGCCCTCAGGCCTAGTTCTGGAGTCTTGGATAATCTTGCCAATCCGGTCAAGCTCACAAAATAGCTCATAGGCCAGCCTTTTGGCCCGCTCCAAGTCACTCATACCACTCCTGTAACGTACTGCATTCAATCTAGTTTTGACTTGGGCCCTGTCTATCAGATTTTGCTTATAAATCGAACACTATTTCTAAATCATATCTATTTATGTAATCATTTCACACGAAATTAGCCTTCGTGTTACGAAGTTAGCTTTCGCCTCAGAATGAATGGATGCAGTCAATTCAACTTGTTTTTAGCAGCAATCTCAAGCGTTTAAGGCAGAAGAGAAAACTCACTCAGGAAGAGCTAGCGGAGGCAGTCGATTGCTCCCCCAGGTATATTCAGATGTTGGAGGCTGGAAAGTCCTGGCCACGGCTCAAAGTGATACAGGCGCTTTCTAAATGTCTGCGCGTTAAAGAGACCGATCTTTTCCGCGTGAAATAAACTAAAGTTTCAATCTAAACACCCGATGTTTATAAGACAAAGGGGTTTAAATGAAATACACAATCCTAGCGCTAATCTTTGTTCTTTCAGCATGTAAAAATGGCGGTGATAATTCAGCGGCAACGGCAGATCCTATTTATGGCGAATGGTATTATGAAAAAGTAGGATCAACCCAATACAGTGCAACAGGATTCATTGTTAATATTCAAAGCAATGGAAACATTGAATTTCAAGACGGGTACCTGGAGTCTGATGGAAACTCAATGAAAGCGGTAATGAGAAAATCCATCGGTACTTTCACTAGAGAAGGGGACGTTTTCCATATTAAATATAGTTACGATACCTGCGATCGTATTAAGCAAGAGGATCTTTATATTTCAGCTATGAATGGAAAGCTTTTGATTCAAAACTATGACAAATCTGTTAAGTTTTCCCTCTCTCCAATATCGGGAAATTCAACTATAAAAACAGCATCTTACCTTGAAGATAAAAACTGCAATATCCTGAGCAAGATCGAAGCCGCTAGCAAGAGAGTGCCTGCTAGCGTGAAATCAAAGTCATTCCTTGATCGAGTTGTGAAATAATTGCAACAGTCTATAAATGCCCATGTAATTATGATATGCCTCCGCCCTGGAGGAATCATGAGCAAACGCTTTTTAACCACCAAAGACCTTATGGACACTTACGGCAAATCGAAAAGCGAAGAAAAGCCGTTCGACAGCGCCGCTTTCGATAAATTCATGTATTATCTTTCAGCCATAGCAGCATTTATTTTTTTCGTATATAGCGCCGTGAAAATTGTTCCTCGCTTATTCCTGATGATCAAAGGGGCCCCGGCCCCAGTCGATGATCAATTCCCAATATAAATTCGCCCATGCTTGCGCAAAAGGTTGAGTCTCTTTGCTTTTTGCGTAGGTGGCAATTTAGGATCATTTTTGATTTCATTCTCAAAATTCTGCGCATCGGTGGCTAGATCCAATTTAATTGTGTCACCCATCTTGTAACCTTCGATCTCTGGCTCTTGCCCTAGTGAGTGTTGCAAGAATTGCGGAATGCTTTGCATTGCATTACCTACACCTATAGGGGCCACCTGCTTAGCAACTCTTGCTGTATCAATCGCTGACTTGATAGCTATAGGTGAGCCCATCGCACCAAGGGCCAGACTTGAAAGGCCAGTCCTGACATCACCTCTAACAAGCTCACCAATTCCACCAGTTCCTGCAATCAAAGGCGCCATTGAAGCTCCATTTTGTACTTTTGGCAGGAAACCAGCGTCATTAAAGTGATGAGCTGCCGCTAAATTTTCCGCTTCCGGAACAAAATCAGCGCCGACGGCGTCACCGATGCGCTGAAGATTTCTTCGATTTATTTGATTTTCGCCGGTTCCTGCTGAAATTAAACCAGCATAGGGCTTATCGGGAGCAATAAGGTTTTTATTGATATTTCCTTCCATACGGCGAACTTTTCCTAGTTCTGCGTTTGCTGCTGAAATTTCAGGAGCTGCACTACCAACAGCTTGTCTTGCCCTAGAAGCTGCACGCTGGAAAGTAATATCGACAAAATCTTTTTTCTTAAATAGCTGACCAGGAGCCAAATATTCAGCTTGGTCCTGAAGATGCTTTTGCACGTCGTAAGCATCACGCGCTAGCATAATGAATTTCCCGTCTTTCGTGTCCATCCCTACGCGTTTAATTAAATCGATCTGATTTTGTATTTTTCCGATTTTATCAGCATTGATAATTGGATTTAGTTTCGCCTTATTTTCTTCAAGCGCATTGATGGTCCCAGACATATCGACAACTTGTCTGCCATTGGCGTCAAGTGAGTTAGATATATTCGCATTCTGCTGAGATTTAAAAGATCCAACACTTTTCTGAATATCTTGTCGAATTTGGTCTGCGCCTTCAGCTAAATCATTCTCAGACTTTGCAGAAATTTTTGCTACTTCCGGCCCTCGCTCTGCATATACTTCCATTGCACGCTTTGGAATTTTAGACATTGATGATGATACGTTTTTTAGTCCTTTAACTCCAAGGTTGCCTAATTCTCCTGTTACTGGACCTAGCATTTCCATTGTACTCGAGTTCAGAGCCTCTTTCGCAGGATCTACCAAAATATCGTTATATGATTTTTCGTCTCCATAAAGATAATGATCAAGAATATTCTCTACCGACTTACCTGCTGCACCGCCAAGCCCAGCTCCAACCGGACCAGACAATGGACCAAGTGGACCACCTGCCACTGTTCCAAAAGCGCCACCTGCTACCGTCCCTGCAAGCGGAAGAGCTTTTATAGCTCCGCGAACTGTGCCAGGATAATCTTTCTTGCTTGGATCTTCGTAATTCATCAACTCCGAAAGATCTGGTTTATATTCGTCTTGAACCCGATCTTTCCAAGTGGACTTTGTTGGCGCTGGAGCTTCATCTTGAATCCGGTCTCTCCATCCCATTACTTCCACCCTTCTTTTCTGGCTTCAACGAGTTCTTTGATATTTTCGACCGTTGTAGACTGAGTGCCTTTTCTGACTGTCATCGGAAACTTACCAGGCTCGTTTTTCTTTCCAACGCCTTCGGTGATTCCTGCGCTAATTTGCTTTCGTTCAAATCTTGAAACATCATATCCTGAAGCTCTATATGACTCTAAATCGTTGTTATGTTTCTGTTCCAACAACCTTTTGAGAGATGCAATTTTATTTTGGACAATTTCAGGCTTATCACCAAGCTCTGGAAGCATTTTGCGATACCGCTTGATGTCTCCTTCAGCAAGCTTTCCACCCTCAAGATAAACACCGATACGCTGAGCTATGGCTCCTAGTTCCGCATCAATGGATGCGGCCTTTGTGCCAGTATCACCCATGCCTGTCGCAATTGCGATCTGATTTAAGATATTCTGACCTTTACCGAACATTTCAGGATTTTTGGTTACAATTGAATTGATATCTTCCAGCGAAGACAATGCAGTGTTTGCATTAGACATGCTTTCAGCAGCGCTTATGGTTAAAGGTTTTCCGCCTGTTTTAGAACCTTTCGCCGCTGCCCGAATTCCAGCAACATTCGCCTGAGCATCACCCCTCATTCCGGTGGCTTTCAGCATTGTAGCATTGGACTCTTTGGCACGCTGATTTCTTCCAGCCTCTTCAATATCAAGACGTTTATTTTGAGCATCGCGATTTGCATCAGCGATATCTTTTTGATTTTGAAATGCCGCTAATTTTTCAACATGATCCTGATAGTCTTTTACAGAAATCAGACCTTTATCGACATTCGCCTTTAGCAGTTCCTGCCGATCCTGAATTGCAGCATCAAGGCGCTTGGATTCATCAGCAGAAAGCCCTGACAAGATCTTCGTAGCTTCACCCATTCGCTTGTCTTGAGTGTCTTGCTGTTTATTGAAATCGTCTCTTTCACCTTCAGCGAGAAGTTTAAGAGCAATTCCACGAAGAGAGCTATTAACTCCCTTTTCTTTTTCTCTGACTGCATTTGCTCTATAAGCCGCAAGCTCTTGGTCATACTCTTTGTTTTTCTGAGCGATGTCAGAAGCACGAAGCGCATAGGCTTGCTTCTGCGCTGTAGGGGCCGCAAGCGCCGCGTCTTCGCCCAGGGCCATAGCGCCCAGACCTGGACCGAAAGCGTAAATTGCTTTAGTTAAAATATCTTCTTCTTCTTGCCTTTGCGGAGGTTGAAAATCAGGACGCGCTACTCTCTTCTCTGTCGCTTCTTGCTCAAGCATTTTCTTTGCATACTCATCGTATGAAGATTGAAACTTTGGTACGGGTTGCATGTATGCATCAACCATTTTCTCGAGTCTATCAACGTAGGGCTTTCGCGCCATTTCAGCGCGTCCGACTAAAGCATCTTGTTGCTTGATAGTCTTATCGAGGTTGTAACCGATTACATTATAAGAATCTCGATTAGCCGAAAGAGACTTTGGATCTGTAGATTTAGGCTGTATCCAATCTTCCTCATTCAGAGGATCAGCGCTAATTTCAATTTCATTTTCCCTTTGGGCCATATTTCCGTCTGGCATTTTTACCATACTCTTTTGAGGCTCTGGAGTTGGCGTCACTTGTGGCGTAGGCGTAGGCACTGGAGTCGGAGAAGGCTTAGCAGTCATTGCTCTTATCTTATCCACCGCTGCTTTTTGCTTTGCTTGAAGCGCGGCCTGATAAATCGCTTGGCTTTCGATCTTCTTTAGATCGATACCGCCATCATCAACAGGAGCAGCAGGACGTGGTCTTGGAGCAACAACCGGAGGAGGAGCCGCCGCTGCCTTCATGTTTCTTACTTTTTGTACGGCTTCATCAGCCAGGTTGATCTCTGGAAGTCTTTGATTAAGTAAAAGTTCTGCTAAATAATCACGCTCTGCCATAATCACCCCAGTAAGTATTTACAAGATCCATCGTCATATTTTTGTAATTCTCGTAGGCCATTTCTATAAGGCCAATCTTCACAAGAGAAATAATGCATTTAATCGTAGGCTGAAGGCGCATAAAATCAAAAGACTTGTCTTTCATGATAGCAATCAAAGTCGGTGCATCTTTTTGGTATCTCTCAGAAGCCTCTTTGTCGTGTTTTTCAGTGAAAAGTAGAAGCTTTTTCAGTGCCTTTAAATCTGACATAGTCCAATTTTCATTCTTAGCAATTTCAGTGCAAAGCCAAGACATACCACCGCCGCCGCTTTGATTCGCCTGGGCTGCTGCGTATTTACCACGCTCTGCAAGCCCGGCCTGTTGCTCGCCGATTGCTGAGCCGAGAGTTCCATATTTCTGTCTAAAGATGAAATCCTGGAGCTTTCCGGTTCCTTCACGCTGAAGGTTCGAGTTATCAATAGCCATCTTTCTTTCAGAACTTGCCGTTGAGTCCATGAAGCCTTTGTCAGCAGCCCCGGCCATCGCTGCACCCCTTGCACCACCGATACCAGCTTTGCCGACTCGACTTTGAAGCTGCCGCATGTAGTTTGATCTCTGACCTTGGATCTGGTCTCTGGCTTCACCTCTGATTGCTCCGAGAGTATTGCCATCATAGCCCTTTGCGAGATCTTCATTGCGTTTTTTCAGATCCTGCATGTCAGGATCATCGTAGAATTCTTTTTTACCGCGAGTGTAGCCTTTGCTGTAATCATTATCTAGGTTTGAAACCGCTGGAGATTTTGCTTGCTCAGGAGTATCGAACCAAGCTCCTTGATAAGTTCCATTAATGACTTCGCCAACCGGTATTGGGTTGCCATTTTGGTCATATTTATAAGCTGTGCCCATTCTAAAACCTCCGGCTCCGACTAAAGAGCAAAGAAAGTGAAATCAAATAAATTGTAAATAGTAACCATGTGCCTTGTCATTAGTAAGCACCAATCTTCTTGATTGAAATCCAATTAATTCCACCAAGAAGGGACAAACTTGCGCCTGAGCTTTGGTAAACCCTCAAGTCCATGTACTCATTGGTTCTGAGCTTAAACGGACAAGCTACCAGTGGAATCTCGACATAAGTTCCATGCGCTGCTTGCATGATTACGCCGCCAATTCTCGCATAGGACACGCCGTTTATGTGAATATTAACGGCAACTTCCTCGCCTACTCCCCAGCCGCCTCCAGAAGTGAAAACGATAAAACCAGAGGCTTCATAGATGGCATCTTCTTTCGCTTTAAAGCGCCATGACGTGCCCACGGTGACGAGTGAGTCACTATCAAAGTCTTTGGTTTCGAAATTTAAAACAGTGAGAACGCTGCTCGGTATGGACTGGCCAGATGCTGAAGTATAGCGCACGCAAATGTCATTAACGACAACAGCCTGGTCGAGACTTCTTAATTTCTGATCAATAAAATTTAGATTTTGCAAGAATTCTGTGCTGAGATATTCTTCCATATCCATTCCAGCGCGGTATTCTCTCAGTTTTGCTAACGACTTAATTCTCGTGTTGCTCATTAAATTTTAGGCTCCCCAGGATCATAATCCTGCGCAAGCACCACTTCCCAGCCGTCGATTGTGACTAGTTCATTCTTGGTATTGTGATAAAAGCCGAGAGAAAGTGCTGAAAGTTTAGGAACATTGAGATTAGCTGATTTCTTCACTGAGACCTTGCTAGTACCCGTTGGCATCGTCACGTTGTAGGAAGACGCCGCGGTATCCATGTAATTGTAATACTGCTGAACTGTCAGAGTGAAGCCGCCTTCCACTGAATTGATCCAACTATTCACGAAGTCTTTATCAATGGTAGGCGTTCCATAGTTGAGCCATGCGTTTTTGGCATTAAACTCAATAGCAGCATTATGATCGGCCATGTCGTACTTAGTGGCTGTTCTTTTTTGCTTCCACAGTCTATAAGAGGCAGCTCTATTTTCTGAAAAAATAAGCTCATCGGTCGAAGTGTATAATAATCCTGCATTTGGACTAACGTCCTGCCATTGATACCAACAATTCCTCTTGCCGTCCTCGGTTGCAGAGAAATCAAAGACAAACATGATTGAGTAAGAGCTGGGATCTCCGGTTGCAACATCACTGACATATCCCGCTGGAATATAGCAAATGTATTGCGAGTCAATGCGGTTAACCACCGACTTTGCGCGTCCTGGTAATAATTTTTGAGAATTTGCTTTCTGATTGTTTTTTCTAAAATCATCTTGGATTTTCCAGCCAAAATACTCTGGCAATCTTCCAGCAACGCAGGCCCAAAATCCTGCAACACCGTCAAGCCATACCAGCGAGCCATTTACTTCCTGAATCGAATTATGGGATGAGCACCCGGCATCAATCTCAAGAATCTCTTTTTGAATATCGTTTGTGGCAAGAGTCCCGGTAAGCATTCCTGCTGTCCGATCTTTCATTACAAAGAGCGCTTCTTTATTCTCGCCAAATCCTTTAATTTGATCGGCGTGTTTTCCTTGAAAATCTTCTTCATTAAGACCTGATGTGGGGAAAGCCTCCGCATTTAATGGATCGGCCCAATAGACGCTCTGGAAATCGCAGAGAGCGGTCTCTTCATTAATGTAAAATCTGTCTTCTGTTGAATTTGTTGACCAGTTATTGACTAAATTTACGGCAGCATAATAAGAAGGATAATAGTCATCTTTTAAGGTGGTATCGTAAGGACGTCCCCCTTGCACAAGCTGCTTTTGCCATTGACCGATGTAGCGGCAGGCACGCGGAAGCGGCCCACCTTCTGAGTCATCGAATTCTTCTATAAGATTTGCATCTGAAATAATATCAGTGAATGAAGTTGATCCCATTGCCCCAAGAGGCAAAGGGAGATCTCTCATCTTGTAGAATGGCCCGGTCGTTTGTCCTACTTTTGTTCTATAAACTCTTAAGAATGAACCAACAATAGTCTGTGGCTGCCATTGTCTGGCTGATGTTTGAATATCAGTAATTGTATTGTCAAAATATGTTTCCCTGTATCCAGCTTGAAGAATTTGATTATCAACTATAAGTGTCGTTGACCCAGTTACAAAAGGATAAATTCCGCTAGTTCTACCGCTTGCAAGAGTAATAGTTGTCGCTGCGACTGCTGTTACTTTGCTTATGATATAAGAATATCCATTAAATCCAGTAGGAGCATTTGAAATAGGAATTTGAACTAACATTCCTACCTTTATATTGTGACCTGAATCGACGTTAATTGTGCCACCAGCAGTTGCAATGTTCTGCGCACCATTTACTTTGCATGCATAAACTGGGAACCTGCTGTCATTTACAAATCCATAATAAGTAAGAGTTATCGAATTATGTCCGGCTCCGCTTGGAAGGCTTTGAATATATCCATTAGTCCCAAAATAATTAGAGACTCCGTAATCACCTAAATTTTCAGCTCCATTTGAATCAATATGGCCAAATTTGAATTTGTACGCATAAGATCCTGCTGTGAGCCCCCGATCCACTGCTGAAAAAGTAAGTGTCGCGTCACCTGCCCCTGATGCTTTTGTCAGTGTGCCAGAAGCTGTAGGGCCCCCTGCTCCAAGCATCAGAATGCTAGTCGCACCCACAACTGTCGCTGATACGATGAAAGTTACTCCATTGTTTGTGTAAGTTGCTCCAAATGTCGCACTCCCTGGGGAAATAGTGAAAACAACTTCTAAAGTAGTCGTCGCTTGTGCTGCGCTTATTCCAGAAGCATTTAATGGATTACTTCCTATTTGCGGAAGCACTGCCGGAACACCAGCGCGATAAGCAGACTTGCCGTCGTACTTTATGGGGAATCCTCCGCAAGTCAGATATATACAGTTATTGAGATTTGTTGATGTGAGACCTTCAAAATCTGGAAGGCTTGTTATTGCTGAGTCTAAGACCTCAGGAAATAAAGCAGAAGAGCTTGGACATTGCACGAGTTCATCGTAATAAAGCGCATTGTATTCAGTATTCGTGACAGCAGTGCTAAACTCTTTAACAATGACGGTATTCATAAGATACGCAGGGATTGCACAAGTCACGACGCTGTCATTTTCATCTACAATCGAAAGCGCTATTCCTGTAATTGCCGATAAATTTACGTAGGTCACAAGCTGACTGAGGGTATAGGTATTGTCATAATGAGTGCTATAAATAACATCCATCGCTGAACCATAAAGAGCAAAGGTCCAATCATCACCGTTATAAAAAACTGAATAATAGACGACAGAACCAGACGAACGCACAATTTTTAGTCTTGTGTTTCGGAGGCGATGTAAAAATCCATCTGATCCGACTCCAAGAATTTCAACTTTTGATTCGCCTGTGTTTAAATCTCTGTATTTATATTCGGCCAAGCCAAATTTAAACGCAGAGCTTAATTCGGTAATGTGTTGAAACCCGTATCGTTGAGTAAGTTGATCATCGTTGTTATAGCGAAAATTCTTTGAGCCTCGACGTTGAGTCTTCGGGTCCATCTTAAGAAGATTAGTCGTGGTATCAAGACCACCAAAGTCAGCATAATGTTTATCGGTAAATTGAGGCATGAAATCCCCTTATAAAAAATCTGTGCAAGTAATTGGAATTTGCGTGATATCATCAGACATCAGTCCAAACGAAGTAATTATTTGGCCCGCCACCGCTGCGAGATTGTTCTTAATTTCAGCGGACCACTTAGAAGCATCTCCATATTTTGATTGATACTCTACATAGAGCATCAAGTAATCTTCACATGTTGTAGGGTACGGAGGCAAATTGCAAGAATCTAGTCCCACGCAAACATAGTCACCAACAGAAACCGTCTCACCTGTATCTAGAGTAATCGGCGAAAGAGTAAACACTCCTGTTGTCGAATTAACAGAGGTAAAAACAATTCGTTTTGCAACCTGCGCCCCAAATTTATCAACAACAGAAATATAATTATCTCGGCTTATGTAAGTAGGATCAAAGCTTGCTTCCGTTGAATCTATTGTAAGAGCCGAAAGGACTTGTCCAGCCATAGTTCTTGCTGTGATCTTTCCAGAGCGTTTTTCAAGACGCGAAGGCTGCTTGATGTAATTTATTCTCACATATCCACTAGTTTGCGGTGGATTTAAGAGAAAACCGTCGTTTCTAGGGATATAACTAAAAGCAGTGCCAGAAGTAACATTAAAGCGATCCTTAATAATCCCTTTAGATAAGGGAAAATAATCTCTTCCATTTGTTGACCATTCCATTGTGTCCACATTAAAAAGAAAAATGTCATTAGGCCATGAGTAAAGGCTTTGCCCTGAAACAACCGTGACTATTTTCTCTTTAACAAAGAACTTCGATTTTGCATTAATTATTTCTCTAGCTAAAGAGTTCGCAGCGTTATTGAAATATTCGACGAATACTTTTTGACTGCGCCCCGAATCGGAATCATAGCGGTTGTTTCCGGTTATTTCGCGACAATTATCAATCAAAGTTTCTAAACGTCTCATTTCAAATCCTCTTTAGTATTGTTTTCGTTTCATCGAAGCAATAATCATATTTTTTTTCTGTTTGCGTTCTTCCAGATCATCTTCTTCACCACCTGAGTTAGAATTTCCAAAGGAAGAATCTGAACTGTCTTCAGTTGGCATATAATCAGTTTCGACTTCTTCGCTTTCTTCATCTTCTGCTGAGTTCATTCGTCTCTGCGCTTGTTCCATCATAGCCATTGCTTTTTTCATCATATCAATTGCTTGCTTCATTTTTACCTACCTTAAAGCGCCACGATAAGCGGCAAGTTGTTGAGTGAGGGCATCACCCATGTTTTTTGTGTATTCATTTTCAATTTGAACGGATTGCTGTCTTTTTTGGCGCTCTGTCGCGGCTTTTTGCGCAAGATAGTTTGTAAGGAGAGATCCACCAACGCTTACTGCTGCGCCAGCAGGGCCGCCAGCTAAGAATCCAGCGCCACCAGTTACGGCCGCATTCTCAGGAGTAAATCTGGTTGCTATTTCTTTATTCATTGCCTCGCTACCCAAAGAACCTTGGCCTTGAGGTTTATTAATATCAAATGGATCTTGAGAGTCTCCGTAAAGATAGTCTCTATTTGTATCAATTCCAAAACTAGAGTTCATGTATCCCATTAGACCAACTCCTTACCTTGAATGTACATTACATAGGTCACGGTTCCGCTTGCAAGTCCCCACAATAAACGAACTTGGCTTGCCACGACTCCTGTACAAGTTGTCATCAAAGTTGTAGCTGTGGTGAAAGCTCCTGTAGCTGAAGCAATATCAACCCAGTGAGTTCCATCATTAGATTTCTGAATTTTATAAGTTCCGCTTGTCGCTGTTCCGGTAGTCGTAACCTGGAATTCAACAGCAGTGAGATTTGCCATGTCGAAAGTTACGGCTTCACTATCTACCACAGTGCCAGTTATTTTTTGTTTTTGCGTAATCATTCGCACCTCTTTTTTGCCAAGCGTTCAAGCTCGGCAACATACAACTCAGATCGATTGTAAGATTCAAGATCTGTAATAAAAAGAATTCTCTCCCTGCCTTGAGCAACAGAAAGATTCGTTTCAACATGATTTTTTGAATTCACAAGATGAAAGTATTTTACAAACATCACACCATTGGCATCAGTGCCATAAATGGGAGCGCCTTGCTCTATTTCTGGAGCATCCGGCAGGCTGCTGCTTCCGCAACTAGCGAGTGCGCTTAAAGAAATTATCAATAGCGTCTTCTTGAGCTTTTTCATCATCTCCGGCTCCTTTCAAATCTTTTTGTAAATCTTTTTTAGACTGCTCTAACTCGGCTGATTTCTTTTTCTGAACATCTTCCTTATCTTTGCGCTCCTTCCACCAGGCCATTAATTGCTTAATACCTAAATTGAGAATCCATTCGATAACTGGAACCAGTAAGTTTATCAGCCAAGTCATGAGTGCTCCTTATTTGGACATTAATTTTTCAAGCCACGCAATTGCAGTGTCATCAATTGGAGTCGCTGTTTTTTCAGCAAGTTTTTTAGCTTCAGCAACCAAATCAATGCGAACTGAAACGCCGATTTCCAATAGTCCTTTATCAGTGATGTCTACTGAGTAACCACCAAATCCACCAAACGAACCTTCAGCTTCTTTACCTTCTAACATTTAATACCTCGCAGATTATCTCTAGCTTTATTGCTGAGATTTAATGTTTAATTTAACTTTGATCGTGGCTAGATCCTCGATAGTTTTCTTTTGCATCTCGACTAAATCCTTGGCCAAAATTTTCTGTTCTGACTTTATTTCTGTAATTGAAACCGCATTCGCTTTTGTGTCGTACCAAACCGCTGTCAGCCAGGCCGCACCTCCCAAAAGCGTCATTACTAAAGAGATCGGAATGAGAGTATTCTCTGTAATTTGTTTCATTTTCTAAACTCCTGTACTCAAAATTACTGCTAGTAAAATAACAGCAAGGATGCCACCGATAAAAAGTGCTTGGTTAAAGGGCTCTTGTTTCATCACATTTCCTTATTGATAATACTCAGTGACTTCGATGTAACCAGCTGCACCCGTGCCGCCTACAAAACCAGAAGTCCCAGCAGTCCCGGCGGTTCCATTGGCCCCGACAACATATTGATACGTAGCACTCGGACTAGTAATGAGAGCATCAGCGAAGCCGCCAGCGCCGCCACCTGGACCATTAAATCCAGCAACAGGAGCACCACCACCTGCGCCACCTGAGCCAGTATTAGCAGAGGCATTTTGCCCAGCGGTAGCAGCCGCTCCACCGCCACCTGCGCCGCCAAATGGAGAAGGTGCGCCGCCGCCGCCAGCCTGTCTTTGAGAAGTAGCTCCTCCAGAGAAGCCTTGCCCCTTACCTCCGGTCAATGACGTGCCCACTGCAGTACCTAAAGAGGCTGATCCACCAGTACCACCAATGCCTGAACTTGCTGCACTTATACCTCCAAGGCCTCCATTAGCGATTATCAGCGCAGCTCCGAACCTAGAGGCTGCACCGTCACCCCCGTTACCGCCGTCATTTGTAGCATCGGCAGAACCTGCGCCACCTCCGCCACCGCCTACCATTCTTACGCGAATGTAAACTGGATTTCTCGGGCTTGTTGGAAGTGTGTAAGTAGCCGTCGCCGTTGCCGCTGAAAAAGTTAAAGTTGCATCACCCGTGCCCGTCGCCTTTGTGAGAGTGCCAGAAGCCTCTGGTGCACCCGTTGCAGTTGTATAGAGAGTTGTTGCTGCCGCTATAGTCGAAAGAACAGTAAAGGTTTGACCATTATTCGTATAAGTCGCGCCAACCGTTGCGTTTCCTGCCGTTATTGTAAAATTATAACCAGTTGTTGTACCCGTTGAGGTAAATTTTTGAATCGTAGGAGCAACAAAACTTGTCCACGCTGGAGCGCCAGCACCAATTGAAGCCAAATACTGATTGGCAGTTCCAGCGCCTGAGTTCATTAGCTTTGTGCCATCAGTATAAACGACGCCACCATTGGTTACAGCCAAGGAACCGTTATTAGTTCCACCGCCTGCTATTGCATTAACGCCAAGAGAAACCGTTGTTCCAGTATGCGTTCCGGTAAAATTAGGGAACTGATATTTGTATGTCGTAAGATCGGTTGAATCTCCTGAAACTTTTGATGTAGTCGGAGGAAGTCCAGCCAAAGCTTGAAAAGAAATTAAGAGAGAAAGTAAAATTATGCGCATAAAATTCTCCTTATGTAGAAAGAATCCATTGAATAGCGTATTTATTAGTCCCTGATACAGTTGCGCAGATTGAAACCGTCGCTGCGCATGGGATGAAGCCAGTATCTTGAGATTGCGCGAGCTGAATTCCATTTACCGTCGAAGCCGCTGCACCGATTCTATATCGAATTGGATCTGTATTCGCGGGATCTGCTTGCAAAATAAACCCAACGGCATTTGCGGGAGCTGCTTCGCTCGAAGCGGTAGTCGCTGTCAAAGAGGTTTGTCCACCACCTGAACCGTTAGCATTGACCGGAGCTTTCGTTGGAACTGCATTTGTGATTGTACCGAGAGTAGTTACCGCTGTGACGGTTGAAACTGTAGTTACTGTCGCAAGCGTTTGAGCAGCGGAAAGATTCACGGTCCCAATGACCTTTGTTGTCTCTGCCGATAACGTCGCCGCCACCGGAACCGATGCTTGATCGGATGCCAAAACAACCGGAAAAGAAGCGGTCATTGCCTTTTGTCCAATTGAAGCCGGAAGCAAAGCGATTAAAGAAGTAATTCTTTGAGCAATACGTTGTAATCGGCCATTCAAACCGCTTGAGGCTGTATCGCTCGCCGGAGCTGTCTCATTGACTGCGCCAACCAGAACCGCTTCAGCATCTTGCTTGGCCGATGTCGCAAGGCCTGCCGTATCTATAGTCGCAACCTGCGAACCGTTTTCATCAGTCCTTTGAGTGACTGATCTTAAAATATAAAAAGTATCTCCAGAAGCTGGAGGAGTACTAAGTCTAGAAGCTAAAATAAATCCATTGGTTGAGACTGAAACGATAGGGACTTCAACGAAGGCTGCATTCCCAGTTTCAGCTCGGAAAATATCCCCGACTTTAGCAACCGTTGATGTGTCCACTACTACAGTAGGGCCAGATAGAGCATTTCCAGTTGATGCGCCACAAGTGCGCGGAACTGTCGCACTGTTTACGCGAAATGCGAATCGAGGAGCGTCCAAAGCATTTCTGTATTCATCCGTTGGAACTACTGTTGCATAATTATGCGTGATTCCAGAAGCAGATTGAATAAGCTTTTGATTTGATGGATATCCCTTAACTGACATATTTCCTCCGGCTGCATTAAAGCGCCATCTCAGTGAAAAAGAAGCAAGTGCCCCAGGAGAAGCACAAGCCCCTTAAATTTTATTTAACCTCTAATTGCATCCTTGGCGTCGCTGCCAACGACTAATACATGGAAGCTTCCATCAATAGTCGCGCCACCAGAAAGATTGCTCACTTCAACCACTAGCGTGCTAACAGTACCCGAAGAAATGCGCGGAACACGGTTATCAGTCACAGTTGTGATTCCATACTCAGGTATTCTGAGGAATGGCCTTTCAAAAGTGATTGTGTAAACCCCAGTCGCAGTTTGAGTAAGTGTTCCATCGTACCCTCCTGTCGTCATCACAGCCGCAAGGCCTTCAGTTCCGACAGAATTCGTGATTGAGCCAACACCTGTTCCATCTGAGTTTTTCAAAACAGCATTGGAGCAATCTCCGACGATGTCTTGAGTACAAATGCACGTTGCTGAAGCAAGAGTAAAAGTCACATCAGGCAAAACGCCATTCACTGCGGTTCTAAACGCTGTTGCGACGGCTGCCGCCAAGTCACCAGTTGCGACAGAAATAGCAACTTTATAAGTTGCTGCTGTATAGAGCGGCGATGTTGGAGCCGTTCCTGCTGCATCAATATCAATGTAGGCCGCAATCGACTGTCCTGCCTCGTTGTAAAGAACAACAAAGTCACCTTGTGTTGCTCCTGCCACCGCTGGGAAAGTCAGAGTTTCAACCTGCGCATGGCCTGTTGTTACCCCAAAGGTCATCAAGCGCGGTTTGAACTGTGGCGACTTAATAGGGAATTTTCTAACAGAATATCCTGCTGTCATAATTCCCCCTATTGTGCGTCGGCAGTATCACTACCAATGATGATGACGTGAAAATCTGCATCAGTTGCAGCGCCTGAAAGATTCTCTGTTAGAATCTGACAAGATCCGACAGCCGAAGCGCCGATTTTACAGTAAATATTATCCGTGATTGCGGTAGCTACGATTTCAGGAGCACGCAAAAACGGTAGATTGTAAGTCAAAGTATAATCACCCGTACCGTTGTCAGTCAGAGTCATGTTGTTAGAACATGTCCCTGATAGAGCCGCCGTACCTGTGCCATCAACTTTGACAGACATCAGTCGCATCTCCCTCTGAGGGCACAGGACTTGTTTGCTAGACATTTAAGCCTCCAATAAAAAGGCCACGCAGGGGGAAAAAGACAAAAACCCCGCGCAGCCTCAATGTTTTTAATTATGTTGCAAGACCTGTAACGACACCTTGGAAGCTAGGGATGATGTAGTTCTGGTAGTAACCACCGTAGCGAGCTGCATAAGCATCACCTGAGGTTCTCAAGAACACTGTTCCATCATCATCAAACCAACCGAAGTCTGGTCTATGGTAAGAAGTGATGTAGTCATCATTCACGCCATAAACGCGATCTTCTGCGCACATGCGATCTGGGATGATAGCGATCTCACCAGCGTCAGACATATAAGACAATGCCTTCCATCCAACGATACCTTTCAACTCAGGAGCACGCGCTTCGATTTGGTAAACTTTCTTGTCTTCAAGGAAGTTAGAAATCTTGCGATACTGAGTGTAAGAGGTAACAAGCTTCTTAGGAGCCTTACCGCATTTCTTTTGGATTGTGATTACAAGCTCATTCATGATGTCTTCAGAGATACCAGCGCTTGCCGCTGCGATCTGAGTCGCCATCCAACGACGAGCCACATCAACTCCGTAAAGAGTGGAAGTAGTAGCATCGCACACGCCTTTTAAGCCCATAGGATCATTGTCCTTAGAGTTCTGCATGTAGATGATTTTTGAAGTACCAGCGCCACCAGTTCCGAAGTCAGTTGTTCCTGAAATCTTCTCGAAAGTGACTTTGCGAAGAGTGTTATCAACCGCGATGACTTCTAGAACGTCTGCTGCTGTGCCCACGTTTACATAGTCATTTTCTTCCCAATAACCTTCTACCCAAGAAGCTGCAGTGAAAAGAGCATAAGCTGTGTCACCCACTCCAAAAGTTGTTCCGGTCACATCAACGAAATCGGCTGCTGTAGTAGTACCTAAAGCACCAGTTCCGTCACTGAAAAGAATACGAGAAGCATTTCGATTGTAGGCTTCAACGGTTTTCTCAGAAACCCATTTCATGCCATTTACAAAAGAACCTTCATCATTAGAAGAAGCTTTTAAAGACTCACGATCAATTTCAGTAGTCGCGTAAACTTTTTTCGCTGTCAGTGTTGCTTTCACTGCTGACGCAGGGTTTGCGGTTGGAAGAGATCCTGAACCGACACCACCTGAGAAGAAAGTCGGTACTGCTACCTTCATTTCGTCGCCGGTAAAATCGTACTGTTTTTTGATAGTACCAAGCATTGGGTTATAGGAATTGTAAGCGTTTTCGGACATCTTGCCGAATTTTGTTTTAAACAGCGCAGACGACGCCGTCAGACTCATTTGAGCCATGGTGAAACCTCCGGCCCCAGTTACGGAGCAAAGAAATTGTTAATATTTAATTTTTAAAGAACTTATAAATCGCTAAAGAACATTGGTTCACGATTCGTTTTCGGAGTAGCAACTTCCTTTTTGCCACTGATAAACTCTTCGCGCTCCTTCACTTTTTCAGCCACCTTGTTTTCTCTGCGTTTAACGCCCCAAATTTCAGAAATCATATCGGGAATATCTTGAGGTTTAAGGCCTTGAGCAAATGCCGTATCGACAAGCTCTTTTAAGGCATTACCTTGCAGCTCAGGCTTAATACTTGTGCTTTTCATAGCCTCAATGCCTGCGCTGAACAGATGTTCCTTCTGATAAATTTCAATTACTTTTTCGGGAGTGATGTCTTTGGCTGATTTTATACCGTCTTGTTCGAGCTTCCCATCATCGGCCACCGCCGCGATAGACTCATAGGTACTCCAAAAATCATCTTCAGATACTTGGTGAGCTTGCCGTAATCCCTCTAATTTTTTACTCAGTTCCGCTTGGGCTTGCCGAGTTTTTTCTGCTTGGGCTACAGTCTCATTTTTATGACGAAGATATTTATTTTCTTCTTGGAGAAAGTAGCTATCTCTCTCCTCATCCGTCATTGAATAATATTTTTCAACGAGTGAGATATTATCGTCAAGATAAAACTTTTTAAATTGTATCGGATTCATTCCGGCAACTTCTGCCATTTTCCAAATACGCATCTCAGGATCTTGTTCTTCAAAGAGTCCCTTTAATTGCTGTTGGACTTTAGAATATTTTCCTTCGAAGTCTTTCGCTTTTCTATCGACTTCAGAGAACTTCTTATCCCATGCTGTTTTGCCGGAATAATTATTTAAAAGATCACGCGCACTGACCTGGACCTCTTGGCCATTGATAAGATGCGTGAACATAGCATCTTCATCAATCTCAGCCTCATCTTCCCCTTTTTTGTACTTGAGGGTTTTCTTAGGCTTTGGTTCTTCTTTTTTTGAATCATCTTCTTCTTTGTCTTTTGATTCTTTAGGCTCTTTGTCTTTCGACTTCGCTTCTTTGCCCTTGGAGTCTGCGCGAGATATGTCCGTTGGTTTGTCTTTCGTCTCGCCTTTGGGCTCCCTTGCTTCCTGCGCTTCTTTTTTAGCTTTGCGATCTTCAGCTTTCTTGCCGTCAATCGCTGCCTGAAGTTCATCAAAAGTCTTTGGTGCGTCCCCTGCCATGTCCGGCGCTTTTGCCGTGGCCGTTGCTGCTGGGGAATTATTCATTGGTGTAATTACTGCCTCTGCCATATTTCATTGTCTCCTTTTATGCTGTTGTTGGTTTTGCGCCCGCTGGTGTTGGTTCCGATCCTACGCCTTGAGAAATATCACTCGGGCTTGAGTTCATCGGCTTTCCTTGAGCCCCAGGTTGTGGCTCTTCCGGCATCGGTGGACTCATTGCTTGCATAGCGCCTTGAGCCCCTTGCATGACTGCTGGAATAGTTCCTGTCAGCATTCCGGCTGCCATTTGCGCTTGAGAATCGACGTAGAAAATTGGGAAGTTCGGGAGCATCAACAACAGTTGAGTCAATTGAGGAGAGCGTTTAGCCTGCTCAATCATGAGCATTTCTGTGGCGAGAATATGATCCTTCATCATTTCCTGAGACTCTGGACTTGTGGCTGTCTTAAAGCCGATGTCCTGAATCTTCATGGTGTGAATCTTCCAATGCGTAATGTGATCTTCCCATTCAGCCGGTTCAATTTGCTGACCTTGATCTAAAATAATTTCTTGCTCTTCCTCAGCCGCACGAGCAGCCGCAGATCCGAGATCCATGAATTTCTCAGACTGGCCAAGACCTAGCATTTCAATGACTTGTTCTTTCGGAAGAAGCCCTGGATAGCGCTCTGACATATCGAGCACGAATTGCGTACGGACTGCACGAGACTCCGGCAATGCAGTTTGGTTTTGCACCATGACCGCGAAAGGCCCTTGAAGTGATTTAGGATTATAAGATTTGGTTAACCATTTTCCATCAGGACCGAGAAGCATCATAGTGCGTTCGTCTTCAGGCTTATAGAACTGCGCCGCAAGCTTTAAATCCATGTCGTAAAGGTCACGAATAGCAGCGTTCAGGACCTGCACGTCAGTGGACATCCTTCTGCTTTCCGATTCAGAAACGAATTGTAAAGCAACGAATGCAGTCACCCCTTGCGGTGGCTCCCCTTGCACTACTGAGTTAGATTTACTCATGGAGTAGAACTCTTCTTTGAGCTTCTCTCTGAAATCAAAAACCTGCTGCGATACCGGAGCCCCTTGAGCAAGGACTGGAGCCTTTGAACCAGGCTTTAGCTTTACGATATTGGTGTCATTGCCTAGAAGCTGCTCATCAAGAGAAGCCGCCTCATAGAACCACTTCGGATGAGCACAGAGCATTTGCTGCTTAATAATTAAGTTCGTCATATTATTAAACTGCGCTGCGATCCCGCGAGTATATTCCATTGAAGACTCACCATGGAGTTCTTCAGGGTTTTGCTGATCCACCAGGCGAATCATTGGTAATTTTTTGTGTCTAAAAGGGAATGGCCCGCTTTTGAGGATTCCAAGCTCTGTGAAGCAAGCCTCAAAGCCGGTAGGAAGGTATTTTGTAGGCCTATAATAGAAGTGGAATTTATAAGAGAACCCTTCCAGAGTTTCATCGGTCATCTTTTCAGTATCGTAATACCGAACGTTGTCAGATTTTATGATGGATTCTTTATCTGGGTAGTCGCGCTTTAGACCTTCTGTGTACTCATAGGTCACGTAAAAGACATAATCGACATCTTCAAAGCGTCGGACCTTTTGATAGAAGGTATTAAATACCGACATATTTCTATTAGAAATGTCGCCGATACAAACCGGAGTCGCGCCGATTTGATCTTCGTTTAAAACGTCACCAATATCAGGATTCCAATTTGGCCAAATATAAGCTTCACCAGCAATTTTAGAATCACGACACCAAGTGAGGATCTTTTGGTCCAATTTGTCGTTGTAATCCACATGCGAAAGAAAGCGCTTAGCGATTTTTGCATCAACCTTATCACCCTCTTCATCGTTGATGGGCATCACGGCCACAGAGGGCTTAAATTCAAGCAATCGAGACACAATCTCATCAGTCACGTTTCTGATTAAAGGAACTGTTACTTGAGGCATGTAGCGCTTACGAGTATCAGGCATATCCCTTGGGAGATACACTTGCTGAAGGTACTGAATACCCTTGTAGCGCATGTAATTGTTCTTGATCTTCTCAAGGCGCTCGGTCCCATCATGCTGTAAATGAGCTAACTCATCTTTCAGCCAAGTGAAGACTTCAGCGTCTTTGGTTAAATCAATAGCGAAAAAAGGCTTTTTGTTAGAAAAGCTCGACGGATTGTCTAAATCCGAAAAGAATTGAGGCTGTGCCACGTTTTCTCCAAGCTCCCTAGTTATGGGAGAATTGAATAAGTGTTATTTATATTTTTTTACTTTTTAGCTTTTAACTTATCGAAATACTCTTTCTCTTCAGGGCTTAGCGGTTCACCAAGCTCTTTAAAATCATCACCCATTGGACTTGTCTTTGCGCCTACTTTGCCAGGATCAAATTGTGCAAATGGATCGACGGGTACAAGCTGCACCTGGTGTGTTGAGAGCTGCTTAGCGATCAGCCAAGTCAGTGAGGCTAAGCTCACAATCAGCGCAATGACTGCGATAATGAATGCTGCGAGTTCCATTACTTTTTCCTTTTCTTATTTAATGCTGCGAGATCTGGCTTAAGTTTCGTATTGGGATTTTCTTCCATCATCTCCGTTGGATCTTCAGGGATTAAATCAAGCTTATCGACTGAGTCTTTATCCATCATGCGGTCGATATAAAGTTGCTGAAGGTGGCTATCGACTGGAGTATCAGGAACATACTCAAGGCCCGCTTCATTCTTTCTGGGAGCCTCTGTTTTGATGTCGATTGGTTTTCTATTTTTGACTCTTTCGGAGTCTGGAGCAACATAGTTGGGATCAAGTAACTGCATACGCTTTTTGAATTCGGAATCCATTAAAGCCCTCCAATCGTAATGGTTAATCAATCTCTGCCGGAGTGGAAGAGAATTCGAGTTCTTCTTCCCATCTATGGAAGCGTTTTTGCATGTCAGGATCGGTTTCAATAGGCGGCTTATCTTCATCAAGTCTTAAACCAAGACATGATAATCCGTATTGAAGCGCATTGATGTTGTGATCATTTTCTTTTGGGATTCGGCCATTCTCATCTTTTTGATAGCTTTCAAGTTCCCAGATAAGTTTTGGGCAATTGGCGCAAACAGTAAGGAGCCCTTTATTCATGTGCTGCCGGACTAAATTTATGTAGCCATCCACACCAAAGTCAGACTTTGAACTTGGCTCTAGCCACCAATTTGAGAATTCGTTTATTTCGTTCCGAAACCAGGCTGCCGCTTCGTCATAACCAAAGCGAATGTCTTTCACTTTTTTGAGGTAAGATTGGAGCTTCTCTTCAACTTGCCGATGGATCTCCCTGGCTGTCATCAAAGCTTGGTCATCGACATAAAGTTCATCAAACACGATTGTTTGCTTGGTCCACTCGTTGAAAAGCAGGAAAACCACGCCAAAGACTGAAGTGGAAGCTGGATCGAAAGAGACCAATATCTGCCATTTGTTGAGGTCCTTTGGCCTAACCTCATCGAAATTAGGACGCGACATCTTAAAGAACTGCGGAAAGATTGATCCTTTGCCACCTTTAACAAAAAGTGCTTCATATTCCCGGAGCCACCCCTCAAGGTCCCCCATCTTTATCTTTTCGGCTTTCTTCCTTTCCAGCCAAGATTTCTTAATGAATGGATTAGACGAAGTAGGAGCATGAAAAAAGCGCCAATTTGAGTCAGACTTAGCAAGATCCATATAATCCACATAGTGGTTATGAACCATTGGAGGTGTTCCGATGAATAATGCAGGAACATCAAAAGCCGCTCGGTTAGGCTCGAAGTTATCAATAGAAGTGAAACGATGATCTTTAAATTCGTCATAAATTATCAGTCCCTTGGGTTTAATTCCGGCCATTGCAGCGCTATTGTCAGATCCTTCAAGCTTAATAAATGAGCCATTCTTGAAGGTAATCCTCATTTCTGTGGTGTTAAGACCTTCCACCCACTGCTCAGGACCAAAATTCTGAATCCTTTGAGAAGCCCAGAGGATCTCACGCGCTTGCTTTGAATACGGCTCAAAGATGTAATTCTCAGATCCCGGATGCTCAGCCGCATATCTCCAGGAGCAATAACCGGCGAGTTCAGTCTTCCCGAAGTTACGGCCGGCGCAGACAAAGATGTCTTTTGCTCCTTGATAGAACAAAGCCCGGCCAATAGGGATTTGCGCCTCATGTGGCTTCCACCTTGAATTCAGCTCTTGGATTGCTTCCGCAAGGTCAATGAGGCCATCACTCATTCTTCCCCCCAGGCAACAAAGGCGCTTGAATGCCCGATTTCATGGCATCAATGACCTGCTCATTTGGTATTTCTTTGATCTCGTCCGGCGCAAATGGATCAGACCGAATAATTCTCATCGCTTCTTCTGTCGTGATCGGTTTTCTGTCTTCCTCGCTTTCGCCCATGTCTTTAAAAGCGATTGCTGACAGAGCCGGATGCTTGTACTTGGCAAGATTCGCAGCAGCTTGTTGAGCCACGGCCAAATAACTAGGGCCCGCATCGGATTTATCAGTGTCACCCCTATGCCCATCAAAAGCTGTGATAGCGCGGTCATAGACTGCCTTCAGCATCTCGATTGGATTGACTCCAAGTCGCTCCATATCCTTTAAAGCAGCTTGAGTTATTTTTGCACGCGTACCAACTGGTCTAGCCATTCTTCGGTTTGCGCTTCCTTGGTTTGATTACTTCTTCTTCAGGAAGAAGATCGGGAAGCTGAAGAACCTCTTCTGATGGCTCTTCGGCAATTGCCAAGATCTGCTCTTGAACCACAGGCAAAAGATCATCGAAAGCATCAATCAAAAGTCTCAAAGTAGCTGGAGTTTCTGTACCAAAAGATTGATTGATGAGTTGCCGCCTCTTCTGATCATAGATCTCGGATAATACTTTCTTTAAATATTCCCGATCTATGTCTTTGCCCGTTTTTTCGCGAAAAAACTGAATGAACCCCTCGAGTTTTCCTGTGAGTTCATCGGTCCCTTTATCATTATAAAGCGCCATAGTTATCCTTGAATTTGTGTTTTATATTACTATCATTGTAAGAGCGAGCGCCGTTGTCGATAGTGATTATCAAAGGGGAAGTTGATGGGTAAATGGGATTCTGGAATTCAAACCGATGATGATGCTCTCTTTGCTTACGGCCACCACACTGACAATCCTGTCGTTAGAAGAAAGAATTACGGTGGCTATTGTAACAGCTTTGCATGTGTCGAGAAAATCATCGGAGATCGAAGCAGCAATCCCAATTACAAATATATGGTTTACAATGACGTTCGGGTTTTAAAGACTACCGACAAACAATACAAGTCTTGCCCAGATTGTGGTCATGCTCTGTTTTGGGATGAGATCAGCGAAGAAATCACTCCAAAGAAGACTAGAACTAAGAAACTTCGGTAGATTTAATATATTCTTTGAGGCTCTTTTTGAGAATCCTTGCCTGATAAAAAAGGCCTTGCCAATTACAATCAGGCTCACAAAAGCACCTACAGAACTTTCCGTTGCGCTCCCATCGCATTTCTATCACTTCTTCTGGAAATCCCCAACCACTTGCATCAACATGCGTTCTGAATGCTCTGAATTTCAAGATCCACTCTCTTGCAACACATATTCAACCGTACCATGATCATGTTGTCTCATAGTGAAGCCCTCATCTTTAAGCTGAAGCTTCATTTCGTTGGTGAAGCCCACAAGCATAGGAGCTAGGCCATCAATGTCAGTCTTCCAATGTTCAGGACGCAGCCTATGAGCATGGTTCCCAGTCACTTCGCCTTTTAAATCAAAAGAAATTATTCTTAATACAAATTCGGTTTTCACTTCTTTTTCTTCGATCACTGATAATATCTCCTAATCTTCTCATCATTTGGAAAATACTTCGAAAGCTCTAGTGCCACACCACGCGCCGACCTGGCCACAAAAGCGATGCCGCCATTATCCTGCACCATGCGTATAAATTTCCGTTGTTCATCAGTCAGGCGGCCCTTCTCAGACTTCACTTCTATCGCAATAAAGCGGCCCCCAGGAGCAATGCCAAGAACATCAGAAACACCTGCAACACGATTAGGATTGGATGATTTTCTGTATATTTTTTTGACCGGATCAAATATCCCAACAGAATCGTGCTTGAAACAAAATATGCCAATACCACGCAAAAAATTAAATATTTCAAGCTCAATGCGCCCTTCTGGAGTCACTCACCCACCACCAAATAATAAGGCCAGCCAGCACTTGCCGCGCTCATGAATACCTTGCATTCAGTCTTTGTCATCGAGTGACCTGGCTCTACTTCGCATTTACCTGCGTGATATGATCCAGTGATGAGCCAGCCAGTTAGGTAGAGATAAAGGAGTGTGGTCATCTATGCCTTCATCGGCCAGCGATAGCCGAGTACGCGGGCCTTATCATATCCCGAGACATTCACGCCGTCCTGTTGGTTTCCGCCGCATCCATATTCTTTACCGTCTTTGGAATACAAATAAAAATGAACGTGCCCCATGCCGCCACCGCGATCATAAACGACAATGCATCCTGGAATCGGTTTCTCTAATTTGATGCCATAATCCAAGTAAGACCGCGCTCGAGCGCTCTTTGTAGACTTGTAATCACACGTTTCAAGGCACCAGGTGACGAAAGATGCGCACCAAGCTACTGAGTCCTCTTTGGCAGCAAGCGAAGTTTCAGCCGCGTATTCGATCACACGTGGGTTGTTCTTTACTCCGGCAATTTCTTGCACGCCATACTCTTGGAGTGCTGTGATCAGCCATGGAACTTCGAATTTATTGAAAGTTAAAGTCATATCGTCACCTCGAAGCTCAATGGTGACAGGGCATTTTATTCTAATCGAATTCGAATTAATTCTGAATTAGCGTGCGTTATGTTTCTAAAATTCTTCTTTGAATTTTTCTAACTTTATTGGATGCTATCGGAATGAAAAAAGTTGATTTTAAACTAAAATCAAGAGAAAAACCCGCTCCTATTAATTCGCATTATTCAATACCAATGACTGCCGAATTAAAGGCAAAGCTTTATAAGTTACCGCCAGAGCGTAATAAAATACTTCGCGAGTGTGCTGAAATGCTTGTGAAAGAAAACGAAGATAGTGTTTGATATTTGAGCCGCCGAGGAGATTGTCGATGGAGCGAAAGCTTAGAAGTTGATGAGAAGCCCTCAGTCCCTGGGCGCAGTTAATACAGGGTTTATTACATTTCATCCCTTGGTAGCTCAGCTGGTTAGAGCGTTAGTGTAATAAGCTAAAGGTCGCAGGTTCAAGTCCTGCCCTCGGGTCCACAATCAAGAATTTCCCGGACCTTCGCTTTAAATTCCTCATCCTCTAAATAGCAAAGCCGATACATCTTCCCATACGGCTTTACACCGGCTTTCTTAAAAGCGCACTCTTTACTCCAACCGTCCTCAAGATACGCAAGCACGATTGGCTTAAGCTCATCCCACTTTTCATCGAGTGTCATGGTCGCCCCAAGGAGCTTATCCTCATACCGCGCCAGACGCTCTTTCAAATACTTATTTTCATCTCTTAACTCAGCTATGCGCATAAGATCGGTTTCTGCGGTTGAGAGGAGGTTACGTTTTTCTTGTTCGAGTTCAATCAACTTAAAGTTATCGTTAAAACTTTCACACGCCATGGCTTTAAGGTGGTCGTCTTGCGATTTGAATTTCGCCTGAAGCGATTCACACTTCATTTTCAGCATTGCAATCTCCGCATCACGTGAGTCAAAGCCTGCGAGGAAGGCATCGTATCGTGTCGCGCTTGTATTTAAACCTTGCTGAATTTTCATGTATTCCGAAGCCAGCGCAAATTTGGATTTCATACTCGACCTTTCAAAAACTTCTTTTTCTCTTTCGGTGTCATCTCTTCCATTAGTTCAATTTCTTCAGGTGTCAGTTTAAACTTATTGTTGTCTTTTGGAGTTCTATAGTTGTATCTGCGCTTGGGATAATCACCAGCCATAATGCCAGACATCGCTAGAGCAGAAAAAAGAAGCACTGTATTCTTCTTCACTCCCCACCTCTTGCATCAGTTTTGGATTTCATCATTGGATTCCTTTGGACGAATATAAACTCTCGCTTGTGATCCGAAATCATTTGATTCAATGAACCAAAGAACTTTATATACTTCATATTCAGTCTTATCGCCGATAAAACAAACGCTTTCCCCATTTCTTGGAACTTCACCAGAGAAATATACCCATATTGATTCATCTTCATTTCTTACAGCATGTTTATTTCTCACTCACCACCGCCTTGCATGATTGATTTTAGCTCTTTATTGTAGTCTTTCAACGCTTGTATGTGTTGATCTGGTGGGCATTCACCGCCTGGATCAAATAAATCATTCCTTTGCTCCACACACTTTGCAAGAGCTTTGCTTTGGCGGTCTATGATAGATAGAAGATCAGCAACATCTCCAATTCTGGCATCAGAGCAACTATGTTCAAATTTCTTTAATAATTCCTTATCAGCTTCACTCAGCATTTTCGCCTCGGAGTTTTGCTAAAGTTTCTTGGGCAATTATACGGCGACTATATGAACCACCAGGCATTGAACCAACTGAAATTTTATCCAATGCCTCAATCGCAAGATCGAGTTTCTCATTAAGCTTCTTTACAATTGAAACCTCAATATAAGCTCCTTCACAGCGGTCCTGATAGCATTGCCATCCGAATTTACTCATCTCTTTCAATTCCTCATTCTCTTTTTTGAGCTGATCATAATCGGATTTCAGGCTTTGATAAATCTCTTTATAACCGTTGGCATCATATCTTAGCTGAGAGTTAATTGATCGAACGTACTCAAGTGTATTTTTAGACTCAGGATATCTTTTAATTACACCGTCAATGTACGGACATGATAATTCTGGACCATCGCTATCAAGGGGAGATAATTCCGGCTTCACCTCACTCATTTGGAGTCCTCCTCATCCCACTCATTAACAAGATGTCCCTCACCGTTGCAATCGATATACTTAGTGGATTTTGGAGGCAACATCCCAAGATCTTCTATGAAAGAAAGAATTGTTTCAGCATTTGAGCATAAACCAGAGCCGACAAGATCATTAATATATTCAATCATCGTGCTACGTCTCACCCCTCAACTCCTTTGCAGATTTCTTCGACTGTAATTATAGCGTCGCGGGCCTTCATGTCTTTGTATGCCAACAAATCTTTGGCAGAGTAATTTCCGGAATTTTGGTAATAGTCTAACGCTCTTCTCATCACTTCAGCAGCTTGGCAGAGGGCTTCTAAAGCTTTTGCTGCGGATAGTGTGCCATCAAAATCATCGGTTCTTATTTTCTCAATCAGTGCTTGCAGGCTCATTTTTCACTCTTCATTTCTTTAATTGCTTCTTTCACAGCTTGTTTTTTTAAATAAAAATCAGCTTCAAAGCCTATGTATGAGAAGAAAAAAATTACAGATAAAATAAATCCGTAATACAAAATATTTAATATGATATTTCTCATTCTCTCACCTCAAAAAATCGGGAATGCAGCACCTTGAACACTTTCCCGGTACATTTCTGCCCAGGAGGGCACTTGGGTTCAAGTTCAGTCTTAGCCCCCGAACCTATCTACATCCCCGAAGGAATTAATTACTCTGGTTTCGTATGAATTGCGATTGCAGCGTTGGCCCACATCTTCACAGCTTGAAGATTCGTCAATGCCGTTGCTTTCTCTCGACTCTCTGGACACTCATCATTGATTAGCTGAGCCAGCTCTTTCACTTTATTTCTAACAGCAATGTACTTTGGAAGTGTTACAGGAGTTGTCTCTCTGAAAGGTCCAAATGCTTCGTCCAATTGTTCTTGTGTCATACTTCTCTCCTTGCCTCTCGGCGGTTAATTTACTCAGCTACTGCAACTCTCTCAGATTTTGCCATACTCTCTTTTTCAACTGATTCGACAGCGTTTTCAATTTCTCGCTTTGCTTGCCAAAGTCTATCTTCACCGTAACCAATGCTTTGGTTTTTAGGCGTAATTGATTCTATCAGTGTTAAAAAGCGATTGATCGCTGTGTTTTCAATTCTGAGCATTTTGTTTTCTTGGCGTAAATTCTCTACTTCTTTGGTTAAATACTCAACGCATCCAACGCTTACTTCTATTTTTGCATCTAAATTTAGCTTCACACTTCTCTCCTTCGCGCTTAGCGCTTTAGTTATTTCCGATAATACCGAATCATTTCAGTGATTATTTTCTTGTTAAGTTTAAACTCCGATTCATCCCATTGCGATGTGCAATCTTTTAGCTCAAACTTATTCAATTCCTCGAAAGTCATCTTGCGACAACCCCATACAACGTGATCGTCGAAGATAGTGATAAAATATTTAGTGTTAACGACTTGCAATGGAGTGAATTTAAAACCAACCGCAGAGCGTAGGTCAGCAGAGCGTAGATCAGCAGAGCTTAGGTCAGCAAAGCGTAGGTTAGCAGAGCTTAGGTCAGCAGAGCGTAGGTTAGCAGAGCTTAGGTTAGCAGAGCTTAGGTCAACAAAGCGTAGGTTAGCAGAGCTTAGGTTAGCAAAGCTTAGGTCAACAAAGCGTAGGTTAGCAGAGCTTAGGTTAGCAGAGCTTAGGTCAACAAAGCGTAGGTTAGCAGAGCTTAGGTTAGCAAAGCTTAGGTCAACAAAGCGTAGGTTAGCAGAGCTTAGGTCAGCAGAGCTTAGGTTAGCAGAGCTTAGGTTAGCAGAGCTTAGGTTAGCTCTTTCGCCACCCTCTTCATTTCTTAACCACTTGCCGTGTTTGTCGAGTATGTCTTTTAACTCTTGTTCTGATATTATTCTCACCTACCCCTCCCAATCAGGGAAAAGCTTGTGTTTGAGATATGTACTAAATTTCATATTGGTCACGGTTCCAATCCACTCATCATGAATTTCTTCTAGTCTACTCGGCGTAATGCTCACGGATGGCTCAGGCAGTGGGACTTCGAAGGTGACTTTACAAGGAATCAATTTCCAACCTGCATCTAAGCGATAGTCCTTGTCGTGCCTGTAAACATCCCAAGTCTCTCCGGTCACTTCGTTAATGGAAATGAATCTCTCGAGTGTGATTGTTTTCGTTTTCATAATTCTCCTCTAAATTTTCCTACCTTAGCTGCGTTATGCGTCGCTATTCTCTTCCGTTTTTGCCGGGGATGTGGTTGGGGGATCAATCAATTTTACTACGCTCATTTAAACACCACTAAAATAATTAAGCAGACCAATAAAATCAAAATTGCTAAATTAGCAACACCTTGCGCCCTATTAAAAGCCTGAAACCCCTTAAGATCAGCAATGACAGCTTGCTGCCAGCGACGTTCTTCTGAATTTGAATCCATATCTCTCACTCCTTTAATGAATCTTATGTGCTGGCTGATTTTCGCTTTTGAAAACCCGGCCCTGAAGTATCTGTTTCGCCGCAAGTATGTAGCAATCACAACAAAGGTCTCTTAATTCTTTTTCAGATAATTGCATCCAAGTATCATTCTTTGGCTCAAACACTTCGTCATCGAGAGCGCCATGCAAGAAACCAATACATGCGTCTTTACTGAGGCGTTCAAATACTTTTCTCGATTCAATCCATACATCTTGATTTCTCACTCTCTCGCTCCTTTAAAAAAATAACCAATGCCATTTGAAACCAGTTTCGCTTTCAACAATTTGTGTTTTTAATTCAAAGCCAAAATCTGGAAAGTTATCTTTTATTTTCATATTTATCCTTTATATGCCGCTATTCTCTTCCGTTTTCGCGGTGGATGTGGTTAGCCGTTTTTCAGTTTGAACTATTGCAGGCAAATAAAATCGAGAAAACATTAAGTTTATAACTCGACCGCATAAGAGCCATGCTTGTTGTTCATTTATCGGTCCGAAAGCTTCTCGCAAAACCATATCAATCTTGTTAGCGGTCTCAAGAACTAAAAGTTTTGCCTCTTCGGATTCGACTTTGCGCTTTGTTATTTCTTCACTCACTCTCTCGCTCCTTGGTCATGTTTTGTCAGGTTAAAGATATCTCACCCACAACATTTCATATTCTTCTTTTTCAATGATTATTCCGATGTCAGCGTCTTGAGAAAAGACATGTGTCGCTCCCGCTGAATAGGCTCTGCTTAAAAAAGATTCATCAGTCTCGCCCTCATTACAGCAACAAACGATCCAATAGCCTTGCCGTGCGTATTGGCCTATAACTTTGTTGGATACATTTACATCAAATGCCAATCTGCTTAATTCCGGTAATTCCTGAGTGACGTTGTTGGTGGTCGTCATTATCGAAGTGCTCATGCCCCCTGTCCTTTCGCTAAAGCGTTTCTAACTCTTTACTGAGTTTCAGCAACATGTCCTTGGTCATTTTTTCGAAATTCTGAAGTGCAATTTTTAAACCGTAATAAGTTTCAGGATCAGTCGCTTTGATTTCTTTCATCAGATGTGGCGCTATAAGGATTACGAGTGATTGTAAGCCAAAGTTATTTATCAACTTCATACACTCCTTCGCCTGTTCTGAATCTTTGACTGCTTTGCTTACGCCTTCATTTGCTTTTAAAATATTATCCACATTCTCTCCTTTGGCTTTACGCCTGTTTTGTTTTCGCTTTAGTCACGGCATCCCAAAGGGAATTTGCGCCGAGTTTTCTTAATTCCGATTCGTAGCCCATACCTGTCGAGTTTCTACGCAATCTTTCGAAATCAGCCGACTGCTCACTCGTGGTAAATTCTTGAGTCAACCTGCGCCTTTCAGCATTAATCAAATCACCGAGTTTCACGAATGGGTCATTTGCCGCGATGATCTTATTCACAAGCCTCTCAAACCACACAGAATCAAGCCCTTTGACTTCTTGAGCAATAGCTATGGCTTTGGTCTGGCTTGCGAATTGAGTCGGATATGCGTCTGCTAGGCGTTTGTAGATGGGATTGAATTCGGCAGGAGTCATACGTCTGTCCCTTCAAACACTTCCGCGCCAACTTCAAAATTTTCATCTCTCTTCTTTTTATTTATCCTATATCCTTTATCCTTTAACCTATATCCTATGAGGGTCTGTTGACCCTCCCCTGTTTTATCTAAAGAATCGTCGAGGGTCAGGGGACCCTCTATCGAGGGTCTAAGGAGGGTCGAAAGTTTGACGACTGCACTTTGAGCCTTGGTGTTCATTTGCACTGCATCTTTTTCAACTTCTGCAAGAACCTTCTTGGCCATGTTGATATGTGCTTTATTGGTTGACGAAAGATTTTTGAACTGCTCAAACAGGTAGCCTATTACCCAAAGCCTATCCTCGTTTATCCAATGGACTCTTTCGCTGAAATGTTTATCAAAGGCTTCGCGTGTAACCTTCCCCTTAATGTCTCTACTCATCCGAGTGAAGCTTACCTTGGCAAAGCCAGTGCCTCCATCACACTTGTCGCGGAGGTACTCCCAGACGCATTTCATGAGCGGTGGTAACTCCAGGAACCAGTCGTCATCCCACTTATCAGTATTGGTGAATCGTTTCGCCATCACTTACCCCCGCCCAAAGGCAGCAGTAACTCATCGCGTGAAACACCAAGAGCCCCGGGCATTCGCTCAAAATTCTGTGGCGAAAGAATGCGCTGATTACGGCAATTATTTAAAATGCACTGGTAGCCCACCCCGACTTGCGAGCCGAGCCATGCCAGATCTTTTTGCATGATTTCTAGGCGGTCATAGATCAGCCGAGAGTTTAATTTGTACTTATGATTCAGGTTATTTTTTTTATATCCCATATTTCCCGCCCCCCAGCGGAAGTGCAGATTGATAAATTGGAATTGGTATTTTTTTGTTTAATGAAGAATCGGGAAAAATCTCCCGAAACAAATCCGAAACATTCAAAACGTCGCTCTACGTGTATATTCGCGTTGAAGCGAAATATGCGAAGTCTGATTTTTGGCTCTGAAAAATGAAAAAAGCCTAGTAATTTCAAACCATTTAAGGCGTGTATTACTAGGCTTGTAGAATATAATTGGTGGTCTGTACAAGACTCTTTTGAAATTTGATTTAGACGTGTAATTACGCGCATTTGCAAGAATCCGGCTATTAAATCCGGTACAAATCCGAAACAAGACAGAGCTTTTTGACTCATTCTG